TTACAACGATAAGGTAGCCGCTGGTGAAAACTATGATGGCAGCACAACGGTTCGCTGGGCTGATGTTATTGAGCATCACGAAGGTGGCCAGTTCGCTATCCTTAAACACAACGGTTACCCGCTCATCGAAGGCGAGGAGGATGCTCCTACGGTTGAATCCATCGCTGACTTCTTTCCACCACTTGAGGAACTTAACTAATGACAGACGAAACCCATCGCTTCTTCCGGTTCTCCAACCAGCAATCCTACGAGCAACTCACAACCGCCGGAAACACCGCAAGGAATTTACCGGACGGACAAAGTGAACGCTGGCTGGCACTGTGGGATGACACCTTCCTTGATCCAGAGACTAACAGTGACAGGTTGTATTGCGTTAAGAAGTCAGGCATTTTAGAGTCTGATGACTTTGACCTTGAAGGCATTGAGGAGATCGACCTCGAAACTTATCTACAACGGCTACACTGGGAACCACCTGTTGAAGAAGACCTTGAAATGATTGATGAACTTGAACTGATTGACCAATGGACGAGCTAGAACAACCACTGACTGAGATCGAGCAGTCCCGAGCTGATACTGGCTTTCGTTATTACGTAGTAAAACCCGATGAGCTTTACACGGCACTTGTGGCTGCTGTGGATGCCGACCGTGGCTACCCGACTCCATACACGATCACCGGACTTCCACCTGTCGAGAACTTGGCTGAAGCTACTGACGGCAGCGGGAGACTCATTGCCATCGACTGCTGGCGGTTTACCGAAAACGATGACGCGATGCTTGAGTCAGCCACTGGTGTCACTGAGCTTACCCAATTAGAATTTCTATTGATCAGACCCCAACCAGAAGAACTGTAATGCTACAACACATCACGCACCCCGTATCCGGAATCGCTGGTTCCGCAATCGCGTTTATGTCAACTTTGCCTGAGCATCTGGATACGGGCATCCAGCTTCTCTCTACTTTTCTGGGCTTGATTATCGCTGTATTGTCTGCTATTAATGCTATTGAAAAATTCAAAAACCGAAAAAAATGATCGACTACATCCTAACCAATAAAGACGGGCTCTTTGGGGCCCTCACCGCAATTATCGCAGCGGCTTCCGCAATCGCTGCTTTAACACCTACACCAAAGGACGATACGTTTATCGGCAAAGCATACAAAATCATTGACTGGCTCGCCCTTAACGTGTTCAAGGCTAAGGATAAGTGATTAAGCTTCTCACTGAGCTGATCAAGGCATACGTGGCTATGCTGGACTGGAAAAAGAGGCTTTACACCTATGAACTGGAAGACCAGATCGACGATCTCGCTGCTATCGGTAGCCCTGCTGCCAAGCTGCGGATTGAGCGGCTTTCAAGACGACTCCGATTTGAACAAAAGCGCGACCTTAGATCCGCCAACGGTGACTCTAATTGAGGGTCGCATTTACCAGTTTAACGAGGGCCAGCTTGCTGGGCGTGGCCAGAAGTTTCATAGCGACTATAGCTACCGTCGTGCAATAATCATAGGGAATGAATGAATTACTAGACAAGATCCTCGGGCTACTCGCTACCTTAAAAGCATCCTATAAGCCTAGCCAGAAGAAACCAAAGAATATCGGGAAGGTCGCCATTTGTGTTGGCCACAGCCGCATCGGCGATAAGGGCGCACGTTCTGTTGGTGGCGTCAGTGAGTGGACCTATAACTCAAAGGTAGCTAAGTTACTCGCGAAACAACTCGAACATCGGGGCATTTCTTCAGTCGTCATCGATGATTACCCGTCGAAGTCTTACACTGGTGCGATGAAGTGGGTAGCGGAAGAAATTTCCAAGCATAAAGCGGACATCGCAATCGAGTTGCACTTCAACAGCTCCTCGTCGTCTTCCGCAGAAGGATACGAATACCTTTACTACGCTCACAGCGCACAAGGTAAGAGGCTGGCCCTTTGCCTCCAAAGGGAGCATCAATCTAAGGTCACTTCTCAGAAAGATCGTGGGGCAAAGCCGCTTGAGCGCGGTGCTCGCGGTGGCCAGTTCTTGGTAAGGGTCGGGCCCCCCGCAGTGATTTGCGAACCTTTCTTCGGTAGTAACCCTAAAGAGTGGGTATTGCTCGGCCAAAACCCCGCAATTTTCGCAGACATCTACGCGACCGGAATTTACAATTACTTTAACCATTGAGAAACTACCGAAAAGAATACGACGACTACCACAAGCAGCCGGATCAGAAAAAGAATCGGGCTAGCCGGAATGGAGCGCGGCGCCGCATGCGGAAGCTTTTAGGTAAGCAAGCCATCGACGGGAAAGATATCGACCACAAGGATGGCAACCCGAAAAACAATTCGAGAACAAACCTCAGAGTCCTAAGTAAATCACGTAATCGGTCAAGAAAGTGAAATCACTAAAGTCAGTTACGATTGCTGGTCAGCTAATCAAAATTAAACGAACTGAACTTGAAGACTGCTACGGACAATACGCTCACGATAGACGAATCATTTTCCTCAATGTTAACCTGCCAGAAAAAGACATACTCTCAACACTCAGGCATGAAATGCTCCACGCTTCCTTCCACATCGCAGGCATCTCGTTCTGTGAGAGCTTTGAAGAGGAAGCATGCATACGGTGTATTGACGAGGTCTTCTTTCCGGCCTACGAACGAATGCTTAAACGATTAAAATAATGCCGAACCTAACATTAGTCCGCCCAAACAAAAGACCTTACAGCTTCGGCAAAGTCTCTGAAGATTTGATGATAAAGGAAGGTTTCGTTGAGAAGCCCTACAAGGATTCTAAAGGACTGTGGACAATTGGATACGGGAATCTTATCAGTGACGGTAGTGACGCGGCTTACGCGAAGTCGCCCTACTACACAGGGAAAACCACGCTGGGTAAAAGTGGCACCGCTAAACAAGCCGATCTTTCTGGAAAGTCCATTAGTAAAGAGGCAGCTAAAGCCATGATGCTGCGGTCAATCGGTGAAAAAGCGGAACTCGCGATCAAAGATGGAATGCTAGGAGAAAAGTTTTTCGATCTTTCTCCAGAGCTACAGGACGCCGCGCTTTCATCCGTATATCGTGGCGGTCTGTCTGGATCGCCGAAAACGTTACAGCACATTCGGGAAGGTAAGTTTACGGATGCCGCTAAAGAGTTTCTCGATAACAAGGAATACCGAGAGGCAAAAGAATCTGGTTCTGGCGTTGCCGCTAGAATGGAGGGTCTCGCTAACCTTCTAGAAGAGGAGGCAAAGAAGAAAGCCTCGTTCGCAGAGAGGGTAGAGCAGAGGATGGTAGAATGAGAAAGGAATCAGCGCGTAAGCGCAAACTATGAGCCGATTCATAATCTATAAACCAACGCCAGAAGACATCGCTGAAGCCTACCGAAGATCGGTAGCATTAGGGCGTCTCACTACTTCCTTTACTAAAGGTAAAGGCAATATGACGGGCTTCTTAGGCGAGGTCGCATTTGAAAAGACATACCCGCAGTTCGCTTACGTCGGCGATAACTCGTTTACGCATGACTACGTTTACAAAGGTCTAAAGGTCGATGTGAAAGCGAAACGCTGCACTTCACGACCAATGTTGGACTATAACGCTTCAGTCGTCGAAACGAAGTTCAGCAAGTTTAAGGCTGATATTTATTACTTCATGCGCGTCCACGAGAACCTACAGAAGGTCTGGCTTTGCGGGTGGTCTCCTAAGAAGTCCGTCATATCCAAGAAATGGTTTAATAAGAAAGGTGACGTCGATAAAGACGGATTCCGATACAAGGCCGACGGGTATAACATACCGATAATTAAGACTAGGAGGCCCGACTCTTTCGAGTCACTCATTCTTCGGAGGTAGGTTCAGTGCGGCCTGCTCATACGTCCATATTATACATCTGCTTTGTAGCCTATGTCATACCTCTCATCAAGATCAATACGCCAAACTTTGCCATTTCCTTGTCCTTGAGATGTGACTGGGCGGATCTTGTTATTAACCCGTCCGGCTTCTTCCAGAGTGATCATACCTCTCCGGCAGAACTCCAGATTTCTCGAAGACCCGACTTCCCGACCGCTGTTCAGGTCATGCAGAAGAACCTGAAACTCAGTGAGTGTGCCTGTCCATTTACCCATCTCTGGATAAACCTCGCGACAACGCTTTGAGAAATACTCGACCAGTTCAGAGATCGTGCTGCGGCTGCTATTATCGTATGCGGCATCTGCGATGGTAGGATCGATGTAAGACTTCACACCGAAACGGCCAACATCCTCAACGCCTTCCGGCACTTTCCAGTCTTGCAAGAATTTAGCAAAGTAAGGCAACTCGCCCGCGATCTTGGCT